CATAGTCTCAACCATTCTACCAGTGTCTTTATCATACAACAGATCAGCACAACGCCCTGTCTCACCGCTGAAGCGATTCTTCAGGACACGCACAGTAGTGGTGTTGCGTGTAATCATGTCCTCAGCCTGTCCGTCACGCTCAAGCCCTAACACTATATCACTAAGCTGTGCGATAGACGCACTTCCACGAAGCTGCGACAAGGACGTTGCTGCGCCTTCCTCGTGACCCTTGCTCTCAGGTCTACGCAAGTGACTAACAACGAACAAAGCAATGCCTGTCTCCTGCACAAGCATCCGCAGCTTTGTCATTATCTCATCCAATGCCTTGCGCTCGTCAAGGTTAGACTGTGCCGACACAACAATGGAAACGTGGTCTAGGAAGACGTAGTGGCAGTCCAGTGCTTTAGCCATGTAACGCACACGCCCGACAATGTTGTCTACATCAGTTGAACCAAAATGGTCTAACAGGTACAGGCGATCATTGGCTAGCGTCTTGTCAAAGGCTGCTTTGCGTTCCTCTTCAGTGCTTATGGTTGTAGGTAGGTGTAGCTGCTTATTAGCTGCGAGAGACATAAGCGACAAGCCTGTCTTGCGTATGCTTTCTTCTAAGAACAACAAGCCAATGTTGTGACTAGACTTCTGCAACACCTGCCACACGACTTCACGGACGAATTGCGACTTACCTAAGCCACTGCCTGCCGTCACAGTGACAAGCTCAGCGGGTCTTATTCCGTAAGTTAGGTCGTTGATGCCGTTAAACGGATAGGTCACCTCTGCAACCTCCATTGGCGTGTTCACTGCTTCCCACAGCGTAGACGCTAAAACTATGCCGTCAGGCACGAACTTTTCAGCCTTCCAGAAAGCATCGTTAAACAACTGAGGCTTATTATCTGCAAGGTAGTCGCAGGCGTCCTTATAGCCTCCAAGGTGCTTAATTATCTTAGCCTTACCGCCGAACAGCTGACCAACCTCGTCCGAAGCTTTCAAGCCTTGCTCGTCGGCGTCAAAACAAATAATAATAGTCTCGAAGCTATCTAACCATTCGTAGCTAGTCTTACAGTCCTTTAGAGCACTTCCCGCGCCGTTTCTAATACTCACAACTGGATACTTGCTGCCCATCATCTGAAAAGCCGCTAGAGCGTCATACTCGCCCTCAGTGAGGGTAACGTATTTGCCGCCTTTAGGGTAAAGCTGCTGCCCAAACAACCCGCCCTTACTCCAATCGCCGCTCGTCTGGAAACGCTTGTCGGGATAGCGCACTTTAGCTGCTATAGGCGACGTAGGCTCTAGAACATTGTAATAAGGATAAATCACCTGTCCACTCTTAATCACAACGCCGTAGCTCTTCATCGTAGCAGCGCTCAGACCTCGCTCAGGGACGCCTACGAAGTTTTGTGTAGCAAGTAGGGCGAGAGTCGCGTCAAACCCTTCAGAGCCTGTCAGCGGCTTCTCTGGCACTCTCACGGCTATTGCTGTGCCGTCTCTGGGCGGTGGTGTGTATTTATTACATGAATAGCAATAAGTAGAGCTGTTGCTGTTCAGTATTTTAGCATCAGAGCTGCCGCAATCGTCACAGGACAATCTAGTCTCAACAATGTCACTCATATTGTACAACCTCTATTAACTGAATTGATATAAGCGGTAGCAGTAGCTCAAATCCGGAGACTGTCACTATTACCTCTTCGCCGTCCTCTGTCTCACACAGTAAGTCCTCGTGCGGCAACATCGACAGGTCAAGCCCGAAGCCGTTACGAAGTACGCTTGTCAGTCGCCAACTCATAGCTCTAGCTCCATCTGCTCAACTGTCTGCGCTTCTTCGCCTTCCTTGTACTCAATGGCTCTTATCACTCTGGCTCCGTTTCGAGTGTCTCCTTTATAAAACACGAGGCTTCTTTTTAATAACTCTTGTGGTCTTACTGCCAACGAGCTGTAAGGAAACTGCGGTCGAGCGTCTGTCATCTCTCTAACTGTGATTCCTTCTTCTCCTGCTTCTTTTATAATAGACAAAACAAGCTCTCTCAGTTTTGGAAGTTTTGGCGCAATCTTCTCCGCTGCGTCTTTGCTCGTTTGTGGGCTGTCTTTTCTGGCTAATCTATATGCTTCGTTCATGATAATATCCTCTTTACAGTTTGTTAAATCCATGATATGCTCCGATTGTCAGCGCCGCCGGTGAAGTCCCTACCGAGCAGGTGAAGTCCCTACCGAGCAGGTGAAGTCCCTACCGAGCAGCTGCTGCTATTGCTCTACTTACTCTTCCTCCTGTTCAGTCAATCTAATGTAAGCAGCCCAGTCGTCGTTAATCTCACCCTCAGCCAAGCGGTAAGCGTAGGACATTGCCATACCTGCAAGCATCCTGCCGAGCTTCTCATAGTGAGCATTGACAACGCAAAAGGCTATCTCGCGCTCAATGTCTCTTGAAAGACGTTCATTGCTAGGCAGTGCGTCAGGGCCAAGAGCTTCCCACAGCAACTGGGAATTGTTGCACAGTCTGTGTGCTGCTTCTTCTCTTGTGGCTTCTTCTAGCACGCCTACTTCGTGGTCTGACAGCATCAGGTCATCAGGTGGATCTAATAAGTGGTTAAGCATTGGTCACTATCTCCAGTATTATGTCTGAATTGACTAGGTCACTGTACGGCTTTACTCCGAACTTGTCACCCGCTTTTATAATAACTTGCTTCTCGTCATAATGGTCAGCGCACCAATGCGCTTCTTGTATTGCATACTCTATCTGGTCAAATATTGGCATGGTCTTCTCCATTAAAGTCTTAAAGTGTTTCGGTGCTAGCACAGCAAGCGTCAGCGCTTGTGTAACGGTCATTGAGTTATTATTCACGAGGCGCTCGCTCCAGTGCTAGCTTGTACAAACCCTCACCAAATGGGCCAAGGATTTCAACGAGCCTGTCTATGTCGCGCTGTGTGCCTTTACCATACGGCTGCGAGCGTTTAAGCAACTTCTTTAGCTGTTGTGCTTGCTGTACCTTGAACGCGCCTTCTGTGGTGCGTGTGAGTCCTGCTGTTGAATAGAACATTATATACTTACCTCCGGTGCTTTAATCTCAAATGTGTAGCCTAGCTCCTTAGCCTTGGCAATCTGCTCACGTGTGAACGTTTTAGAGCCTAGCAAGGCAGCCAGTGCCATTGCTGTGTCGTTCTCTGGGTAGATTCTGTCCTGTCCGTATATGCTTCTAATTGTAACTGTTGCGTGCATTGTCTTTGTCTCCGCTATTTCTACCAAACGCCGCATATCAGCAGCCGTTGCTTCTAGTCCTGCCTCTTTAAGGTCAGGTATTAACGTATTCTTGCAGAAGTCTATCATGTCTTGGTCTGTCATTGGTCTTACTCCTTAGTGTACGTGAGTTATTAGTGAGCCGCTGTCGCTCGTAGTTACTAAATGGTCTTCGATGTCATGCTCAGTGCTGTACTCTCTGTGATAATCCTCGACGCTTTCGTACTCGTTATAAGCGCCGCACAGGTCGATAACGTCTAGCTCCTGCTCAATGCCTGTGCTGTCTTCTAGCTCTTCTAGATACTCGAACAAGGCACGCAGGCCGTCATAAGTGAAGTTGTTAGGTCGTAGGTCTTGGAATGCTTTCTGAAAGTCGTAGAAATTGATTGTCTGTTTCATAGTCTTATGCCCATGTAATAAAAGTGAGTGATGTTGCGAACACTACTAGCAAAGCGCCTGCCATGCAAGTCTTATAAGCTCTGTCTGAGCGTTTGTTGCGTAGTGATATTGTGTGTGTGCGTGTTGCTAGTAGGAAGCCAACAACGCCGTGAAAGATTAAAGCGTTGCCGATGATTGCTAGTGGTAGTAGTAGATAAAAGCCCATGATGTTTCTCCTTAGTTAGTGTTTCGGTTGTTGTTCAAAAGAACCGCCTACAGCAGCAAGGTACTAGCTTGCCTTCTTTGGGGAACGATATAGGCGAAGTCTAAAGACCAAGGCCGCACTATTTACCCTCTGAAGCTATAAGCGGTTCTTTTGAGCAACCTCCTTAGTGTTGCGCCCCTTTCGAGGCGCTGTAGTGTTTAGAGTGTTTCTA